ATTCGAAATGCGTACGTAGCATTGCTCTGGGGATCGTGCCCTCAGCCTTCCGCCAACATGCTCTTGTAGCTTAGCGGTCTAAAGCTGCCCTCTCATAAAGGGTAGATCGTGGGTTCGAATCCTACCTCTCCAGCCAATATTGGGAAGTAGCTTAATTGGTAAAGCCCTTGACTTTGATTCAAGTGAGTGCAGGTTCGAGTCCTGCCTTCCCAACCAACCTGTTTTTTACGAATACAGGCTTTTTTGCCTGTAATGTGCGCCGGTAGCTCAGTGGTCAGAGCAGGGGGCTTTTAATCCTTGTGACGTGGGTTCGAATCCCACCCGGCACACCAAAATTCTTGACATCTGTCAGAATCGTGGTACTCATAGATGTATCACATGTAGGGGTGCGCCGACGTTGGAGAGTCGGGCTTGTCTCCAAAACAAGTTCTCGTGAGAGATTAGTGGGTTCGAGTCCCTCCACCCTTGCCAAACATGAGGCCCGTAATGGTCGCGTCCCCTTGCGTCAAAACATGCCGTATCGATCCCAAATCCATGCTTTGCGTGGGCTGTGGACGCACCCTAGACGAAATTCAGAAATGGCTAAAAATGCCGGAAAAGGACAAGCGACACACGCTTGACCTTATTGCTGAACGCCGTCGCGGCGGCAAGCCAATGATCCCGCCCCTGTAGCTCAATGGTAGAGCGCTGCCGTGGTAAGGCAGATACAAGAGTTCGATTCTCTTCGGGGGCACCATAACAGAAAGGAGTTTAGCTATGTAGGTATTCACAGGAGACCTAATATGGCAAACCACAAAAGAAAGCGACCACGCGCTCTAGCAAGCGCCGGTAGCTGCAACGATGTATCCAGAGAAATGAAAAAGCGCGGACTTGAATGGCGCTGGTACCAAAACACACCGACCTCTCACCACATCGTCTTTCACCACCGCCCAAAGCGCCGCGAAGTAAAGCGCCTTGAGCAACTTATCGTAAAGGGCGCAGACCCTGACGATATCGCGTGGCCTGTTGCTCGCAAGCCTCACGTCTACTATTGGTAATCAATTGGAAGGTAAACCGTACGGGTGTGCGGGGCTGGTTGCTAACCAGTACGGAGCTTAGCTCTGAGGATCGTGCCCTCTGCCTTCCGCCAAAAAATAAGGAAGTACCTATGACACTTGCTGTAAAAGCTGACACTTTCCAAGACGCTGTTTTCGAAGCCCGCGCTTATGAACGTCTTGGATCGCTGGACGATAAAGTCATGGAGGACATCGCGTTTGATTACAACGTCGATGTCGTGGAGCTTCGAAAGGCAGTCTTCGATGACTGACGAGAACAACCTAAAATGTCCCCGCTGCGGCGGGGACATGCTTGACGGGATACCCGGCGACGTATACTGTCCAAAGGATGCGTGTTTCAAAGCGGACACGCAGGATGCAATTCGCGCCGTAAAGGCGATGCGTGAACGCGAAGAGCGCAAGCTGTATGAGACACTCAAGGACAAGTATGGATAGGAGGACCCGATGGACCCAAGAATGTATGTGCTGATGCGGACAGACCTCGCGTCAATGAACTCCGGTAAAGGGATGGCCCATAGCCACCATGCCGGTATGGTGTTCTCCAACGACATGTGGAAGCGCCTCCAAACTGGTGAAAAAATGCCGAAAGGCTTGATGGAATGGCAGAAGCAGACCGAACAAGGTTTCGGAACAACGCTGACGCTTGACGTACCGGATGAAACCACCATGCTGCGACTTGTTGATGTCGCGCTAATGGCAGGATACACCGCCAACATCGTTCTCGATCCAACCTATCCGGTTACGGATGGGAAGGTTACACATTTGCTGCCGGTCTACACCTGCGCTTATGTGTTTTCACCGGACGGGAGCCCATGGTTCCTGTCTACCTTGCCACTACACCCGTAGAGGCCCGATCCGCAGAGAGAAGGAGGCAGCGACATGCTACCAGAACGCAAGGTCGAACAAATCCGCGAAGTCTTAAAGACGGCATCGCCTCTATCTCGCGTGTACATCGGTTGCGACTCAAACCGTTTCCGTGACAAGCAAGATATCTGGCATGCGTCCTACACGACAGCGGTCGTCATTCACCGCATCGACGAAGAAGGTATTGGCCGTGGAGCGAAGGTGTTCACTTTCACCGACCGCGCGCAAGACTACGACCAAAAGATGGGTCGTCCGATGATGCGAATGATGAACGAAGCGTACCGCACAGCGGAAGCGTATCAACAACTTGAGGAAGACCTCCTTGAGTTCGACGTGGAAGTCCACTTGGACATCAATGATGACCCCAAGCACGGCTCTAACGTGGCACGCAGCGCGGCTGTAGGATACCTTACCGGTGTCACTGGTCGCCCGGTCATGACGAAGCCCGACGCCTTCGCAGCATCCTTTGTTGCAGACCACGGCGTTCGCGGTAAGTTTGATCGTGTCGCGCGTACCCATGCGGGTACACGTCTCGCAAGCTAACAACGGGGCCGCTGACGCGGCCTCGTCACAATGTGTCATATATGACCCGTAACCCCGCTTTAGGGGGCAATAAATCGCCATGATTTCGCTGCATAGCAGCATTGCAGCCTTCCGGGGTTGTGCAGTTGCAGCATTTATTTTAACTTACGCGTATATGAAATACGCGAAAGTTGGAAAGACAATGTTTAAGTACCTCGAACTTCTGGCGAAGAGACGCCAAACACGACGCGAACTGTATTCACTTAGCGACCGCGAATTGGCGGACATTGGGATCAGTCGTTACGACATCGAACAGATCGTGGCAGACACGGTCGTATACTAACGCTCCCGCTGGTGGTATACCAAGCAAGGTCTTCTAAGCCGACGCACGAAGGTTCGATTCCTTCCGGGAGCACCAACATGCTGGCGTAGCTCAGTCGGTAGAGCGCTCGCCTCGTAAGCGAGAGGTCGCGAGTTCGATCCCCGCCGCCAGCACCAACACGTTCGTGTCGGAGACCTCCGGCACCATTGTGTCTTGCATAATGTAATTCTGCATGGTAAGGTGCCATCACCGGTAAAACAAACATCCATGGAGTACACACAATGACCACGAAGACACTTGCTGTCGCCCTTAGCGCAGACGGCAACACAGCGTCCGTACAGGTCGAAGGCGGGCAATACCTTATTGCTGTCAACGGCACGTTTGGTGGCGGCACTTTGCAGTTGAAGGCCAACATCGGCCCTGTTGCAGGCGTACCGATCACAGGCGCGGCGTACACTGCCGAAGGCGCAGAAGTTGTATGGCTCCCGGCCTGCACTGTGTTCTTCACACTGTCCGGGGCTACAACCCCAAGCGTCAACGCAGCGATTGCTGAACTATCCACGAAGATCGACTGATGTTCACAGTACCCGCAACGCGTCTAGCCACTGAAAGCCAACCGATACTGCGTAGCGCAGTCTCGGCGGCGCTCAATCAGTTGGTATACAAAGGTGGGTTCTTCCTAGCGTCTGCGGCATTCGCTGTAGGCAATTGGACACTCACCAACCCGGCTACAGCCGGTGATCTTTTGGTGACCATTAGCTCACTGCCGACATCTTTCGGTACCATTACCGATATCGAGTATCGTCTCGACGGCGGTGCGTGGGTATCCAGCGGTGGAACAGGAACGTTCACGATATCTGGCCTCACGGACAATGTATCGTACGACGTCGAACTTCGCGCAATCAGCGACTTCGGAGCGTCCGCAGCGGGTGATCTCAAGTCTGCGACACCAACAGCAGTCTAACAAAATCCGGGTTAAACCGGATTTTATGCCGGTTTAGCTCAGTCAGGCCAGAGCAGCGTCCTTGTAAGACGAAGGTCAGGAGTTCGAATCCCCTAACCGGCACCAACACTCCGTGTCGGAGTAATCCGGCACCAACACTATCAGGGTATGTTCTGGTGGCGGCGTGGGCTTTGGAAGCCTGCTGAAAGGGTTCGATCCCCTTTACCCTGACCAAAAACAACGCGTGTCCAGAACACTAGCAATGACCGTTAGATCGGTTTTTCTTGACATGTGCCTTTTTCTCAATACATTGTGGTCACATGAGCAGCAACGTACCAAACCCAATCACACGATCCCAGATCGCAGTCCCGTACCGCGCGTCTCCCGTGCTTCACCCAGACTACACGTACTGGTCACCGCATTGGGAAATGATCCGTGACGCTGAGATCGGCGAGATCGAAGTCAAGCGCAAAGGTGAGAAGTACCTGCCGCGCCAAGTGACACACGACGAAAAGCAATACCGTTCTTACTTGAAGCGTGCTGTTTTCTACAACATGACTTCTCGCACCCTGAACGCGCTTTATGGCACGGTGTTTCGCCGCACGCCAAAGGTTGCCGGGATCGATAAGAACAAGAAGCTTAGAGAAGCCTCCAAGCACATCACCAAAGAGGGCATGTCCCTCCACCTGCTCACCAAGACCATCGTTAAAGAGGTATTGGCGGTCGGGCGCTTTGGCATGCTTGTTGACGCTTCACCAGACGGCAGAGGCGATCCCTATATTGCCTGCTACACGGCAGAGAACATTCTCGACTGGCAGATGTCTGAGATTGACGGCAAGTGGGTCCTGTCGAAAGTTACGCTACGCGAGATTTACTACGACCGAGATTCACACTGGTCTCCTTACGAGTACCGCTCACGCTTCCGCGTACTCGTCCTCGAATACAACGAAGAGGAAGATACGCACGTATACGTGCAGTACCTCTACAGCGACAGCGCTGATTCCATCAATCAGATACCTGACATCGATCAGGCACCTGATGCCGTTGTCATGCCGACTGTTCGCGGCGAGTTCTTGGATTACATTCCGTTTCAGATTATTGGCCCATTCACGAACTACCCAGATGTGCAGCGCCCGCCGATCCTCGACATCGTCACGCTGAACTATTCCCACTACATGTCTTACGCACAGCTTGAGCAGGCCCTGTTCTACACAGGATCGCCGGTCTTTACTGTGCAGCAAAACGACGGTACCGATCCGGGTGAATACCAAGTTGGACCGGACATTGTCTGGATTCTTGGTGAGGGCGAACAGGCGAACCTTCTTGAATTCAACGGTCGCGGACTACAACACCTCGAAAATGCGCTGCGCAGTAAAGAAGGCCAGATTGCTTCCATAGGCGGACGCATGATGCCGGGCTCTTCGCGCGGCGCGGCAGAGAGCGACAACAGCCTCTTGATGCAAGAGCGTAATGAGCAGACCCTATTGCTTAACATTTCTGATACCGTCGATGAAGGCGTCACACAGACCTTGATGTGGTGGGCAGACTGGAACAACGCTTCTCTTGCTACGGTTGCTTCAATCAACTTTGAGATCAACCGCGACTTCGTTATGAAGGATGCAGGCGCACGCGAATTCCGTGCTGTGCATCAAATGTACGCTGACGGCGTTATACCTCTCGAAGTCGTTTACGACTACCTACGCAAGTTCGATGTCATCCCGGAATGGATGGATGGCGACGAATACAAAAAGATGCTCAACGACAGCAAGCAGTTCCCGAACATGGTGGACGTGCTCGCGCGCATGAAAGACTTCCCGGACGCCAAGTCGTTCCACGAATACAAAGTCATGCAAGAGCAGATGAAAGCGGTACCCGCCAATCCAGATGACCCGGCTAACCCCGGCGTACCTCAACAAGCCCGCGACGCCCGCGCTATGCAGGAACAGGCACAGGAAGAAGAGGACGAAGAAGAGGATGGAGCATCGTCCAATGGATGATACGTTCATTGAAATTCTGAGAAAGCTTGACAGAATTATTTCTCTTCTCGAAAAAATTTCAGGGGACGGAACGGCCACACAACCGACGCTCCCTGACCTTTCCTTTCCGGTTAAGCCGCCTCACTGTAGTAAGTGCGGTATCTCCCTTGAAGGCGTGACCGGATACGTATGCAACCATGCCGATTGTCCGACCGGCCTCGGGGCTACGACGTGCTGACATGAAGAAGATAACTGGAATAAACCCTGATTTTGCTGACTATGATGAGCTAGACGATGATGCGCTGGACGCCGTCGAAGAATTTCAACAAGGCGTGCTGACCTTTGAAGAGTTGAAAGTTCTAGTTGGGCCGGAGACAGCACAGTCGATAAAAGAAATGAAATACGGCATCGAGGACGACCCAGAAGCGCTGTTCGATAACCCCGAAAGTTTCTGATAAAAAATAATCTCCCGTGTGACCCGTTTTTACGCTTGACCTTGACATTTAAGTCACAATCGGTTACTACTTCAATCATCGGTTCTTTTCTCTCATAGTCCTTGTGACAAATTGCAGACGAAAAGGCACATACGATAGGAAGCTCCCCGCTTCCGCCCATGGCGGCGTCATGGTTAACTTAACAGGGTCCCACACGGCGTGCGGGAAAAGTGAAAATGGCAACTATTTCTTATAACAGTCTTTCGGAGGTCCCGGAGGACCTTCGTGATGGAGCCAAGGAAGCGGAAGGCGGCAAGTACGTCGTTAACGTGACCAATGCGGAAAAGGTTAAAGAATTCCGCGACAACAACATCGCTTTGTCGAAAGAGCGCGATGCTCTTACAGCGGCAATTGCGCAGTACGAAGGCGTTACCGGTGTTCAGGTACCGGACTTGGAAACGGGCAAGCTGTCCGATTTTGCCAAGACCCTCGAAGGCTTGCGAGCGGTGAAGAAGAAGGTTGAAGACGGTAAGCTCGTTGAAGACACTTCTTTGGAAGAAGCTTCTGCGGCACGTGTGACGGAAGTCACGACGAGCTTCAAGACGCAGCTTGCCGAAATGGCTAAGGACCGCGACGCACACCGCGACGCACGTGTCCGCGCAGAACAAAGCGCAAACGCCATGATGGTTGAGAACGCAATTCGCTTGGTGGCATCGGACCCCGATGTCGCCATGATCGATAAAGCGGTGCAGATGATCCTGCCAGACGCATTGAAGACGTTCCGCGTCGAAGATGACGGCAAGATCACACCGAAGTCCAAGGATGGCACGATCATCTACGGTTCTGACGGCGTCACGGCAAAGTCGATCAAAGAGTGGCTGCTTGAACAGCGCGAAGAGAAAGACTTCCTCTTCAAGGGTTCGAAAGGCGGCGGCGCAAGCGGCAACACGGACACTGCTCCGGGCCGCATGAACGCTGCTGAGTTGGCAAAGATGAAGCCAGCCGAACGCATGAAGTACGCGCGCAAGCACGGCACTGGATAAAAAAAAACGACGTTGGGGCGTACGCGCCCCGACCCCGCCCATTAACTGATCAAGCCACGCGGCGCGCGGTGAGATTTCAAATACCCTTAGCTTCTTTGGGCTGAGTTGAGGGATCATGCTCAGAC